AATGGCATAGAAACCAGAGACGGAATAGCCCTCATTCCGGCCAATCTGGTCGATTTGCACATAGAGCAGGAAAAGCTCCTCAACCTCGCCCTGAACAAGATCAAGGGGAAATGGGACGAAAAGAAACTCTCGGACATGATCGTCGAACTCAAAGAGTCACCGTATATTCCCGCCTCCGGATTCAAGGAGGATGAAATCAGCCGGATATTGGATCTCACCATGTCCGATGATGAGGAAAGCGAGGATATCGGAGAATTTGAGGGTGAACCTAGGTCGAAGGTTGGAGAGATGTATGATCTCGGTCCCCACAGACTCACCTGTGGAGACTCTACTGATCCTGAGACCTACAAGAAGCTCCTCGGAGACGAGCGTGCCGATATGGTCTTTACCGATCCTCCATACAATGTGAACTACAAGAGTCGCGGAGAAAAACTAAATCAAGAAGGAAATGAATCAATCAAGAACGACAATATGGATGATACCCAATTCAAGGAATTCATTGATGCCGCTTTCCATGAATTGTTTACTCATTCCAAGGAAGGCGCCTCGTTCTACATCTGTTCTGGTTGGAGCTCATATCCCCAGTTTCTTCAGAGCATGCTATCGAACGGCTTCCAGCATTCCGGAGTTATTATCTGGGTCAAGAACGTGCCCTCGATGGGATGGAATGATTACCGCTACAAGCATGAGTGGATAGCAAGAGCCAAAAAGCCTGATCCGAAGACCGCCCAGGGAATCATATACGGCTGGAAAAGCGGTACGCACAAATTCCACGGCGACAATGAATTCGATGTCTGGGAGATGCCAAGGAAGGCAGTATCGAGATATTTGCATCCTACGGAAAAGCCAGATTGGCTATCCATGCGGGCGCTCAGGAATTCGACCAAACGCAATGACATCGTCCTTGATCCATTCGCAGGTTCTGGAAGCACTATGGCTGCCGCTGAAAAGGTCGGTCGGCGAGCGTTCATGATCGAGCTTGATCCGAAGTTCTGCGATGTTATTCGGGATCGCTGGGAGAAGATTAGCAAAGTAAAGCCATGAGGTACTTCAGCCTCTTCTCCGGCATCGGAGGATTTGAACTGGGAATAATACAAGCATATGTGGAAATCATTAACAGAAAGGAGGTCCGAGGAGTCAAAGAAAATCAGAAGGGAAATGAGAAGAAAAGGCAGAGATTGGAGTCCGCGAAGGGGAAAGGAATTAACGACAAGAAGCGACGACATATCGAACTGCCTGACTGGAGTCATGACCCGAGAGCACCTCATTGCGTGGGTTACTCCGAGATCGACAAACATGCCATCAGTATCTATGAAAAATATTTCAAGCACAAAAATTACGGAGATATCAGGAAGATCAGAGCAAGGCATCTGCCCGATTTCGACTTACTCATTGGAGGTTTCCCTTGCCAATCTTTCTCTATTGCCGGCAAGAGAAAGGGCTTTGAAGACACTCGTGGGACACTCTTCTTTGAGATTGCTCGCATTGCTTCTTCCAAAAGACCACGGCTTCTACTCCTTGAGAACGTTAAAGGGCTTCTCAATCACGAAGGCGGGAGGACCTTCGGTGTCATCCTACGCACATTGGATGGGCTCGGGTATGACCTCCAATGGCAGGTGCTTAACAGCAAGGATTTCGGAGTGCCGCAGAATCGGGAACGCGTGTTCATTGTCGGACATCTTAGAGGCACGCCCCGACCAGAAGTATTTCCTGTCGGATCGGACAGCCAAACGGATATTGTCATACCGACCCTCACGGCACGCTATACCGCGTCGTCGAATGGAGGTTATGTGCGTCACGGACAGACACATCAAATGAATGATCCGGTCCACAGCAATGACCGCATATATGCGACCGATGGAGTCAGTCCGACATTGAACACTGCCCAGGGCGGTAACAGGCAGCCCAAGATAATGGCAATTCAGCTCGGCAATTCAAAGAAATTTGGAAATGCCAGGAATTCAAGGAATTTCATGTGCCTCAGAGCTTCGGAACCGAACGGGGTGAAAATCAGCTCCAAAATACGCCGCCTGACTCCGACCGAGTGCGAACGTCTTCAGGGCTTTCCCGATGGTTGGACCGAGGGCGCAAGTGACACACAAAGGTACAAATGCCTGGGTAATGCCGTGACCGTAAATGTCGTAAAGGCGATTGCTAGAAAGTTAGTAACCATAAGGGTTTTGCCAAAATAGATGGCCATAGATGTCCACATGAAAATACTGCCTCCAGCACAAGAAAAAATGATGAGAGCCATAAGGGATGCGATCGCCCTTGATCCCCTTATTTCAATACGCTCGCTTCAGGAGGTATTGGAAAGAAGGGGTGTAAAGATTGCCAGCCGGGAGTATCTTACGAAGCTAGTCTGGAAGCTCAACCGGGAGCTGTCGACGAACGTGGACCGCCAGAAGCTCACCGAAAGAATAGCTCAGATGAAGGAGAGGCAGAGGATTGTGGTCGACCGTCTCATCCGCATCGCCTTCTATACTGACGATCTGAAGAAGGAGGGTCTACCACCTCCGAGTTACAGGGATCAGATATCGGCGTTGAACGCCATCATGAAGCTCGATCTAGCAATCATTAACGCCGAGATGGATGCCGGTATTTTCGAGCGACACTTCGGGACTCTTGAGATCGAAAGGAGGAATAAGCCGATACCCAAGGAGGTGAGGGAGAGGATACGCCAGGCATTCATCAACTGGGGAATGATTCAAAAAGAAACCAATGCAGACCAACCAACAAATACCTCAACTGCAATCGTGGTTCGACCGCAATAATCTCTACGATGACCATGAATCAAGGCGCATGATGGCGAAGACGCTCCGAGGTTTTTGCATCGTGTATCTGGCGCACTATCTCACCATCGCACCGGCGAACTTCCATGACGAGCTCCTCGATACGCTCGGCGATTACAACGAGAAGATGATAGAGGTGCTCGGCTTCAGAGGAAGTGCTAAATCGACATTCGGTTCACTTGCTTTGCCTTTGTGGGCGGCACTCGAACATCCCGACCTGTATCCGTTCATCATTCCGATCGCCGACACCGGCACCCAGGCTGATATGAACATTGGAAACATCAAAGAAGAATTGGAAAATAATCTGCTCATCCGCCAGGACTACGGGAACGTGACGGGGAAATTTGGAGAGGACTTCACGCTTGCAAGCGAGGAGGAATGGAAAGCAAGGAACATGCTCCTATCGAACGGCGTCCGCATACTCGCCCGCTCGCGAGGCCAGAAAATACGCGGACTCAGACACAGGCAGAGCAGGCCGAGCCTGGTGGTCATCGACGACCCTGAGGACTTGGAATGGGTCCGCACGAAAGACAACAGGGATAAGACCGAGCGGTGGTTGCGGGGAGAAGTGATACCGGCCATCAATGAGGTGCACGGGAGGCTTGTCGTCATCGGCAATCAGCTCCACACGGACGCCCTCATGGCCAGGCTCATGAAGTATAAATCGTTCAGACACCTCGAGTATTCGCTCATTAGGAACGGAAAGACCAGATGGCTCGCGAAATACCCGACACAGCAAGCACTTGACGATCAGCGCGACAAGGTGGGCGTAACTGCATGGCAAAGGGAATATCTTCTGAAGATCGTTCCCGAGGAAGGTGCCGACATCAAGGATGAATGGATCAGATATTATGACGAGGAGCCTCCGGAGATTCATACTGGATTATCGGGTACCGGCATCGACCTTGCCATATCGAAGAAAGAGACTGCCGACTACACATCCATGGTCTCGGGCACATCATTCGTCAAAGAAGGCATTCCCAAAATCTATATCAAGGCCAACCCTCTGAATGTCAGACTCTCTTTTCACGAAACGATAGAGACGACGAAAGCAATGGCGGTATCCAATCCCTTCTCGCTTTTCTTTGTCGAGTCAGTCGCATATCAAAAGGCGGCGATAGAGGAAATGGAGCGGGCGTTACTGCCGGTCATCGCTATGAATGCGGGAGCCGATAAGAGGGCAAGGCTCCGGGCGATTGCGATCTACATCCAGAACGGCACCATCGTATTCCCGCGGACGGGATGCGAAGATCTGATTATTCAACTGCTCGGCTTTGGAGTCGAGGAGCATGACGACCTGGTGGACGCATTCGTCTATCTCGTACTCGGTCTCGTGCAACAGGGCATGCAGAATCCCGAAGTAATAGGACTCATATGAACACCATAAGAATCATGAAGGAAATATCGAAGGAGTGGCAGGAGATCATGGATCTTGCCGATAAAATTCCGTATGGGCAAATAATCCTCAAGGTCAGCGATAAAAAAGTGACACTTGTCGAATACACGGTGCAGAAGAAGCCGGGATCCCCCGATGAATTTGTGGTCACAGAATTGTGATTGATAAATCATGAAGGTGAGTGATAGAATAGCTTCCATGAATATTAACGAAACAAAAAATGAGATATTGAATCATGTGGCGGCACTAAATAACGTCCATGGTGAAAATGTCGACCCGGGACACGTGAGTGAAACTCTCGCGCACGGAAGCGCTGATGATATTATTAGGCTGGAGAAGAAGCTTAGAGATAGATTGAATCATCTCACCAACGAAAGTGTCGGGGCCGAGGAACCTTCGCACATGTCGGTTTAGATATCCACAGCCGATGTCTGGTGTCGTTATGACGGGTCCGCTAATATAAGCATGTACCTTTTCAATGTATGTAATTTAGTCTGACCGGAAACACCGGAGGGCTTGTGACGCCAGTCTCTTTCAAAGAGGTTTGCGTTGCAAGCCCTCTTTTTTATTTGCCCATATTTTCAATGAACATATTCGACAAAGCCCTCAGCCTCATAGGCCTATCACGCAAAGCGGCAAACATTCCGCTTGCTTCAGGCTTGGCGGAAAGCGATCCGTTCACGCTCTGGTCTAGGTCGAGAAAAATTTCCATAGACAAGGCCATGAACACATACAGCGCATGGACATATGCCGCGGTTCGTTCCATCGCCGAGGAGCTTGCCAAAATTTCATTCCGCCTTTTCCAGGTGAACAAAGACGGCGTGCATGAGGAAATATTCGACCACGAAATTCTCGATCTCTTGAACGGAGTCAATCCATTTCAGACCGGATACGAGCTTCGGTATCTGACCGGCGCCCATCTCGAGCTTGCCGGCAATTCATATTGGCTTCTCGACGGAGTCGAAAAAGATACCGACAAGCCAAAAGCCATATTCCTCTTGAATCCACGATACACGAATCCGGTCCCCGCACCGCTTCCCGAATTCATCAAAGGATACTCATATTCAGTTGACGGCAAGTCCGTCACGTATAAGCCCGCGCAGGTTTTGCATATGAAATATCCCGATCCGAATGATCCGTATCAAGGACTTGGCACCGTGCAAGCCATAGCCGACTGGATTGATTCGGATAATTTCGCAAGCGAGGTTAACCTGAACTATTTCAAGAACGGCGCAAGGCTCGGAGGGCTGCTCTCTTCGGAAAATGCCATCACGGACGCGCAAATGAAGGTGCTCCGCGCTTCCTTTGAGAATCTATATAAAGGGGCGGGTAACGCATACCGCGTGGCAGTGTTGCCGAAAGGCGTGAAGTACGATGAAGCCTCGAGCAACCCGAAGGACATGGACTTCGCCAACCTTCAGCAGGTCATGCGCGACAAAATACTAGCGGGTTTCCGTGTGCCGAAGACAATTCTGGGCGGAAGCGAATCGGAAACAAACAGAGCAACGGCCGAAACAGCCAACTACGTCTTCGCCGCTCGCACCATCAAGCCAAAGATGGAGATGATCGTGCAGCAATTGAATGAATTCCTGGTGCCGAGGTACGGGGACAATCTCTACCTCGACTTTGTCGATCCTGTCCCGGAAGACAAGGTGCAGAAGATCGAGGAGATGAAAGCGGCCGTGGCAACACAGCCCGTTATGAGCGTGAACGAAGCCAGGGAAGAATACTTCGGTCTCGACGGAGTGGAAAACGGCGACGATGTGATGAGAATTGGTCTCACTCTTCCTCTCGGCAAGCCTAAGCCCAAGTCGGCAAAGCATCCGGCGGTCAAGAACGGGGACAAGAAGCCTTCGACCCGAGGCGCCAAGAATACCAAGGCCAGGAAAGCCATGGCCGAGGAAATCGCCAAGCGCGTGGCTGATTCGATCGAAACATCCAAGAAGCAGTTCGAAGAAGTGAAAAGAAAAGCGCGGAACGACCTCTCCAATCTTTCCCATGCGGAATACGAAGTTCTCTACAAAGGCTTCGTTCTTCGCGTCACTCTTTACGAGAATCTGATGTTTGAAGGAATAAAGAAATTCAACTCCGACCAGAAAGACGTCGTGCTTTCGAATGTTGAAAGATTTTTCGATAAGAAGGGATGGAAGATCACGGCGGATGAGATTTTCAACAAGGACTCTTGGATTGCGGCCATGATCGACCTCTCCGAGCCCATCCTGAACGGCTTGTATCAAGCCGAGGGAAGCGAAGCTCTGCAGCTTCTCGGCTCGAGCGACTTCAGAATCACGCCGGATGTCGAAGCCGCTCTTTCCCGTGCGATCGAGCTCATGTCACGAAATTATAACGATACGACACTCTCCCTCCTCAAAGATGCAATCGAGGAAGGTCTGGGTGAAGGCGCATCTCTCCCAGAGATGAAAAACAAAATTTCCAATATTTACGCCTTCAGCGATGAAGTGAGGGCGGCGCAGGTGGCAAGGACAGAGACATTCAGGGTAGCGAACGATTCGACCAAGGAGGCCTGGAAACAAACGGGGGTGGTGAAGACCATCAAATGGTACACGGCGGCCGATGAGATGGTCTGTCCGTGGTGCGAGGCGATGAACGCCAAGGTGATCGATATTGAAGCAAACTTTTATGACAAAGGAGACACGCATACCGGGACGGACGGCTCAGCTCTCGACATTTCATATTCGGATGTGGGCGCTCCGCCGCTTCATGTGAGTTGCCGCTGCTACGTCCGACCCGAAGAAATATCAATCGAATAATTAAAAATATATGAAAAATAACTTTCAAAAAATACAAAGCGAAATGGTCGAGAAGGCGATGGCTGCCATCCAATCGAAGGAGATTCAGGATGTCATAGCCAAGACCAAGGCGGCCTCGGATTCCGGAACCTTCGAAGTGATCATATCGACCGCAGATCAGGACCGCCAAGGAGAAGTCATTGACCAGAACGGCTGGGACTTCACCAATTACAAGCTGAATCCGGTCGTCCTCTGGGCGCATAACTACTGCGACCTGCCCATCGGCGTGACCGATGAGCTCTTCATTAACGACAAAGGCCAGACCGTGGCAAAGGGTAGGTTCGCACCTGAAGACGCCAATCCTTTTGCTCAGCAGGTCCGCAGATTGTACGACGCCAAGATCGTGAAGACCGCATCGGTCGGATTCATAGCAAGAGAGACTGACGGCAATGTCATAACCAAAGCGGAACTTCTGGAATTTTCCTTCGTCCCTGTCCCTGCAAATCCCATGGCGCTCTCCTTGGCCAAGGAACTGAAGCTCGACACAGCAGAACTCATGACCAAAGGCATCTTCGTCAAAGCCGAGCCGCAGGAAGGAGATCCTTGCAAGATGGATGACGGCACAGAAGGAGTCATGATGCCGGACAAGGACGGGACCCTGGTATGCACGGTAAAAGCGGTAAAAGCTCCCGACCCAGAAGAACAGGCCGACCAAGGATTGATAACAAAAGTCGGAGCGGAGCTTGCGGCTATCCAGTAGGAAACAGACAGCCTCATCATCTCGCACTCGAAGGAGATCATGAATTTGATCACGGCCGAGGAGGGTACGGATGAGACGGAGGGAGGAAAAGCCGTAACGAAAGAACGAGTGCGGACAATGATGAGTCGCACAAAAATCAAAATAGCCATCAACGGCATGAAAGCCACGATCGCGGCCTTGGAGGAGATCCTCGAGGGTAGCGGAGGGAAGGAAAATCCCGATGGGGATTCCCTGAAACAAAGGTCGAACGCCGCGGGGTTGACCGAGCTCGTTGAAAGCCTGAAAACTTTCAACGCCAATCGGCAGGTCTTGCGGATGGTAAACAACATCACGAGCGAATCGTTGAAAAAGATCAACGAGAAGGCTCGTGAGAAATAGCATATGGATCAAAAGCAATTGGAATTGATAAAGACGCAGCTTCAGACCGCCGTTGAGGAGGTCATGGAGAAGCGCCTCGCGGAAGCGGTCTCGCCGATCGTTGCCAAGGAAACCCGCGCCATCGTGGAGAAGCTCCGCATGGAACGCGCCATCTTCGGCAAGGACATGACAGGACTCTCCGGCGAGCAAAAGTCGCAGTTCGTGGATGTGGTTCGAGCAGCAGCAGGTTTGAAGGTCAAAGCGGCCGAGGCCATCATATCCGAGCAGGATAATCGCGGAGGCTACCTCGTTTCGAAAGAAGTCGAGGCGGCGATTCTCCGTATTGCAGCATCGGTAGGCCTGGTTATGAGCCAGGCGCAGAAATGGCCGATGGGCACGGATGAGAAGGCGATACCGGCATACACCGGCGCATTCCTCGAAGGAGAGTTCCTCGGAGTCGATGCGGCAGGAAACGTCACCGGAGTCACCTTCGGTGCGGCCAACCTCATCGCCAAGAAGTGGCAGCTCGCCTTCGTGGTCGGAAACGATCTCTTGGTCGACGCTGACGTTCAGCTTGCGGATTGGCTCTTGGCGCTCGGAGGCGAGGCCTTGGCCAACATGACCGACAAGCAAGGTTTCGCTGGAGTCGGCAAGCCTTTCGTCGGCGTGCTTTCGCACAAGGACGTGAACGTCTTCGATCTTGCGGCTGGCAAGACGGACTTCGCGGACTTCGACGCGGTAACCGATGCGGCTGACACCATCGCTCAAGTCGAGGAATCGGTTCTCGACGGAGCGGCATGGTACATGAACCGCACGGTCTGGGCGAAGGTTAGAACGCAGAAGGACACGGCCGGTGCATTCATCCTGCCTCAGGCGGGAGCGGTGTCAGCCGGAGTTCTCGCCAACAACCCGACTGGCGGTGGCATCAAGCCGATGGGAGAGCTCGCAGGCTTCCCGGTCTTCACGACCAGGCATCTTCCCGGAGTATCGGCATCGGCCGTCTCTTCGAAGTTCATGATATTCGGAAATCTCCGTGCTCTCGCATTCGGCGAGAAAGGGGAGATGACGGTATCGCAGCACGAATCGGGTACCTTCGGCGGAAAGGAGATCGCCCTCGCGGACCAGCGCGCCCTTGTGTACAAGAAGCGGGTGGCTCTTACGGTCGCTCTTCCCAAGGCATTTGTCGCGGTCAAGACAGCGGCAGTTTAGTTTTTCACCGTTTGCGTCTTCCGGAATTCCTTCCGGAAGACCGCATGCGGGAGTTAGGTCTCCACTAGTCGACGGAGACGGAAATAACAGAATACGAACATGCATTCAGTATTTGACGCAGTAAAGTCGGAAGTTTCGCTCGTTCCGGAAGTGAGAACCATTGATGCGAACGGCGATGCTGTTGATACCCAGGGGTACAACAGCGCCAAGCTCGTGGTCTCCGCCGGCAACATCGATCTGGCCGATGCGGACGAGACGTACGCCGTCCTGGTCGAGGAATCGGATGACAACGTGAACTTCACGCCAGTCGCCGGCCTTACGGCCGCGATCACGGCCGATAATCAGATCAAGAACATCCGGATCGAAGGCTTGGGAACGTCGCGCAAGCGATATCTCCGAGCCGTGCTCGATGTGGGAGGCACCACGCCATCCATACCTTGCTCGGCGATCTTCGAGCTCGGGCGGGCGTTCAGCGAACCGGTCCAGTCTTGAGTCCCGGCACTCTCCCTTTACGGGGAGAGGAACGGGGACTGAAGACCCCATATATACACCATGGCAGAATCACTACTTCCATACGCGCTTACAACCGTCGCCCGAATAAAATCTCGGCTGGCAATTACCGTGACCGCCCATGATACGGTCCTGCTCTTTCTCATCAATGCGGTTACGGAATATCTCGAAGGCGAATGCAACAGGAGATTCAAAGAGACTTCATACGAGAACGAAGTGTATTCGCAAAAAAGAGGAAACGATCTTGTTCTCCGCCAGTCTCCGGTTTCGGAAGTGACTTCGGTTCAATACCGAGCGGGGCTGAAGTCCAATCCATCGTGGACAGACTTCATTGATGAAGACTGGGAACTTCAGGAAGACGGTCAGTCAGGAATCATCGCCATCCGCGGGATTCTTGAGGGCAGCAATCTTCTTCGGATCTCATACAAAGCCGGCTACAAAATCGACTTCACGAAGTACGGAGATCCGGTGAGCCACAATCTGCCCGCGGACTTGACGGACTGTTGCGAGAGATTGGTCGTGAAGCTCTTCAAGCGCAGGGAATCGGAAGGCAAGGAAAGAGAGGGGCTGAATTCCTCGGTGACGGTCTGGAAAGACCTCGTCGGTCCCGAGGATGCCGAGACGATTAACAGACACAGGCGCATAACTTTCTTTTAATCATATGGCCGGAGACTACAGAATCGAAATACAAGGTTTGAAGGTGCTCAATTTCGCCTTCAGGAACTACCCGAAGCTTTTCGAATCCGTTTTCCAAAAAGCGGTCATGGCCACGGGTGCCATCTTCGCCAAAAACACCTTGAAAAATAATCCTGTGCCATGGAGAACCGGAAACCTGCTCCAGTCATTCAGATTCAGGACCGGCAGGCTCTATGCCATCTGGTATCCGACCGCCAACTATGCGCCATATGTTAACTTCGGCACCAAATTTCAGAAAGCCAATCCCTTCATGCAAAAGATCGTGAACAAGTCCGGAGCGGAGGTGAATAAATTATTCAAAGAAGCGGCGGATATCGTCCATCGCCAGATCGCATCAAGCACAAGACCATGACAGCCATATCAACAACAATCAAAAACGCCGTTAAAGCCAAGCTCGATGCTTTAGTGCCTGCAATTCTGGGCCAAGTCATCGTGGACGATTTCAAGCAGAGCGATTTTTTATACAAGGATATCGGGATATATCCCGCCGCAATCGTTTCTTCTCCGGCCATAGACGGCAGCGCCGAAACGAACAGGGATAACTTGAGATCGCATACATTCGTGATCGGCATTGTGCAAAAGGGTGAGAACGTAACCTCGGCAAACGATATCGAGGAGCTGATGGAGGCGATCATGAATACCTTCGATGAAGACCCGACTCTTGGAGGCGCCGCAAACGGTGGATGCGATCCCTCATCATCCACTCCCGAGGCCATATCGTCGGTTGACGGCAGCTTCGTGGTCTTTACGGTGACCGTGAAGGCGCGAGCCATTAAAAACATATAGCAAAATCATGCAAAAAATATCAAAAAATAAAATGCTGGAAGGGAACGAGGTCAAAAATAAAGCTCTTGAGGAATATTTTTTCTCGGGAGGGCTTGAGTACGAACCGCAGACAATATCCGCCGAAAGCCGGGAGGAAGCGGAGAAGATATGGGAAGAAACAAAAAAGAAAGTCGATAAAAATTTAGAAGCCAATAATTCAAATCAATAACATGTCAAAAGGAATAGGAAGATTGATGCAGTTCGGCATAGCCAAGGAAACGGTCCGCGGCACGCCTGAAGCCGGTGCCGCGTACTGGATACCTTTCTCGGAACTCGATTTCAACGAAAAGTTCACGCTTGTAAACGACGAGCAGTCGAGGGGGATCATCGAAGACGCCGTGGGACAGAGCAAGGTCAAGGAATGGAGCGAGGGATCGGTCAAAGCTCCGATCGGCGACAAGCACTTCGCTCTCATTTTGAATTCGGTTCTGGGGGCGCTTTCGACCGGCGCGAACGCCGATCCATCGAACCAAGTCAAGGATCACACGATCACGGTCGCCCAGAATTCCCAGCACCAGGCGCTGTCGCTTTTCATTGACGATCCGCTCTCCGGCCAGGATTACAAGCACGGTAACGGTATGATCCCATCCCTGGAGATAAACTACGAGCTCAATAAATTTCTCGATTATTCCCTGAATCTGAAAGCCAAGAAGGGGCTCGTCGCGGCTCTTACGCCTTCCGCAACCGCCGAGAACAGGTTTCTTCCGCAGCATGTCGTCTTCAAGCTCGCGGCCACAGATGCCGGACTCGGCGCGGCATCGGCCATGAACATCCGCTCCATGTCGCTCAAGTTTGAGCAGAACATCGAGGATGACAATGTGTTGGGCAGCGTTGCACCTGGAGATTTCTTGAACAAGCAGTTCGCCGTCACCGGAACCTTGGAAGCTCTCTGGCAGAACGAGACGGACTACAAGCAGGCGGCACTTCTGACCACAGCCAAGGCGATGAGAATAGATCTCAAGAACACCGATGTGACGATCGGGACGGCGGCCAACCCCGAGGTGAGGATAGACCTCGCCAAGGTCATCTTCAAGGAGATCACGAGGCCAGTGAAGACCAACGATCTCGTAAGACAGACCCTCTCATTCAAAGCCAGCTACAGCATATCGGATGCCCTCATGGTTTCGGCTCTCGTTACCAATCTCGTAACTTCATATTAATCACATGCAAAGAGAAACAAAAACATTAGCGACGCCGGAAGGGAAGGAACTCGTCATAAAGACCTTCATGAACGCCAGGGAAAGGAATGCCATCAAGTCGGCTTTCCTCGAGGGAATAAAAATAGATCCTAATGACATCGCCAAAAAGGAGAGCGGTGAGATCCTCCAGGAGTGCGACGCCTCGATCATGCTCCGCGCCGAGAAAAGGATGTTCGAGCAATTGATCGTCTCTTATGCCGGCAGCTCCGAGAACATCGCGGAGAGGTTCGAGCAAGCTTCGCCCAAGGAGTACGACTTTGCCATCGAGGAATTGAACAGGATCACGTCGGGAAATTTCGAGAAGGCGAAGTAGCCTATGCGTGGGAGAGATACTTCGCCGGATTGAAAGCCTCCCTCACGGATGATATGGCGCGGGCGATAGTTTGCAGGGAGATGAAGTGGACATGGGATGAATATGGAGATCAGCCTGCGGCATTCATAGACACCATAGTCGAGATGCTCAAGGCCGAAAGCAGGGAGATGGAGAAAAGAGGGAAAAATATAAAATAAATGGAATCAACATCGAAATTGCAAATACTGGTACAGCTCCGTGACGAGGCCTCGACGGCCATCCGGAGTCTCTCCAACAGCCTCTCGGACATGGGAGGGCAGTTCGGCTTTGCCGGCGACAAGATAGGGGCTCTGAGCGGAATACTTCAGACCATAGGAGCGGGAGCGATATTGAAAAGCGCCATCGGATCGTTCGCCGAGGCGGAAGTGGAGATGACGCGCTTTGAGGCGATCATGAACACCCTGCCTCCCAATCTTCAGGCTTTGAGGGGACAGATTCTGGCTCTTTCCGACGAAGCGCTCTCAAAGTTTGGCTTTGACAATGAGGAAGCGGCGCTCTCGATCGCGCGACTTCTTCAAGCTACCCAGGACGGTCCGTTCACCTTCCAGGCGTTCTCGGCCGCCATGGATCTCGCCAGATACAAAGGCATCGGGCTCGAGGACTCCACCCAGGCTTTGATCCTGGCTTTCCAGGGAAACGCCCGCCTTTTGAAGCAGTTTGGCATCGAAGTCGACGATCATGCATCCAAAGAAGTTATTCTGGCGGCAATTATGAGAACCGTAAGCGGGCAGGCCGCCGCTTACTCGCAAACATTGCAGGGCCAGCTCGATATAACGAAGCAGCTCGGTCTCGAGGGTTCGGAATCATTGGGAGGCCTCTTCGCTCCGGCTATCGAACTGGTCACTCATGGCATTCAGGATTGGACGGCGGCTCAGGGAGGAATAAACAAATTCCTGGAGGATCATAGGACGCTTCTCATAATTGTCGCTAGTTTGCTCGTGGGCGTGCTTTTGGCTGGCTTCATCGTGACCATCGCCGCGGCGCTCACTTTTCTCGGACCTCTCGGGCTCATTATTGCGGCTCTGGCCGCCTTGGGAGCGGCAATTATTTTCTTCTACACCTTGTGGAAGACGCAATGGGAGAACGTGAAGGCGATATTCCTCGTCGTCTGGAACGGAATCAAGGATTTCTTTTCCTCAATTTGGAATGGCATCGTCGATCTCTTCAATGCGGGCGTGGAAAGAATAAAGAGCGCCATAAGTTCGATCCAGAGCGCCTACAACTCCGTGGTCTCAACCGTCTCGGCTCCGATAAAGGGAGCGGTAAATGCCGTAAAGAGCGTAGTCTCGAAATTCGCCGATGGCGGCATCGTGTCGAGTCCGACTCTCGGACTCGTGGGTGAAGCCGGTCCCGAGGCGATCATACCGCTGAGCCGGATGGGATCGGGAGGGAGTCTTACCATAAATCTGAACGGAGACTTCTACACCTCGACCGAAGTGGCCGAGGAATTCGGAAACGAGCTGGCTCGAATTATCAAAAATCAGATAAACCTGGGAGGCATCAGGGCTTAATATCATGTCGCTAATCTTAAGAATAAACGGAGCGGACAGGACTGACCATGTGAAGTGGGACACCTTGGTCGTGACTGAGGTTCTTTCCAAGGAAGTTGACCGCTTGGAATTCCAGATCATGAAGACGCCTTCGAAAACCATTCCCTCGGTGAATGACGACGTTTCGCTCGAGGAAGACGGAATAAAAATATTCGGCGGAGTCATTACCGAAAGAAATCAGATCATCAAAGGCGGTCTGCTTCTCGCATACGACATCCGCTGCAAGGATTACTCGCAATATCTTGATAGAAAAGTTGTTGTTCGAAGCTATACCAATGTGACGGCGCGGTCGATCGTCCTCGAGCTCGTCTCAATATACACATCTGGATTCACGACTAACAGTGTGGCACAGTCGACGCCATCGGTCGGCTCCATCAAGTTCAACTACGAGCAAGTCACGAGGTGCCTCACGCAACTTGCGGATCAGATCGGCTGGGATTGGTACGTCGATGCCGACAAAGACATTCATTTTTTCGACAGCGAAAACCTTTCGGCGCCCTTTGAGCTTTCCGATGCCGGAGACAAATACGAATGGGACTCGCTCGAGGTCAATAACACGATTACTCAGATCAAGAATTCGGTGTTCGTCCGAGGCGGAGAGTACAAGAAGACCATAGCCGAAGCGAACGCCCAGGACATATTCGTGGGTGACGGAGTGCAAAAAGTTTTTCCGCTTTCTTACAAGTACGACAATATCACGGTCAAGGATAATACGACGGTAAATACCGTGGGAACCGACCAGCAATCCAATCCGGCCATGGTCGATGTGCTCTACAACTTCAACGAGAAATTCATCAAATATTCCACCGCTCCGGTTGCCGGACATACGGTCAAGGTATTCGGCGACGCCTATATCCCGATCATCGCCCAGGTCCGTGACCAGATATCGATATCGACATACGGCGAATACCAGGCTGCGGTCATCGACAAGAGCATCACATCGATAAGCGAAGCGCAAACCAGGGCGCAGACCGAACTCAAGAAATACGCCGAGAGCGTCTATGAAGCCTCGTTCAAGACGATCCAGACAGGCCTCAAGGTCGGCCAGAAGATCAGGGTTCACAGCCTGATCAGGAATATCGATAAGACATTCAAGATAAACAAGATCACGGGAAAGGTGAGAGACGGCGTGTCCATGGAATACACGGTATACCTCATCGCTTCGGGACAGGTTTCATTTACTGACATCATGGTCGAGCTTCTGACCGGCAACAAGAAAAATATCACGATCGCTTCCAACGAAGTCCTGCAAAGGCTCGAAATCTTCGCCGAGTCCGCCTCCATGGGCGATTCGGTCACGGCGCAAAGGGCGGTCGGACCCTATAAGTGGGGACCCGATCAAAACGCCCTCTATTGGGGATTGGGAACGTGGGGGTAATAAAAAAATATATGAATAATCAAAAAGAAAAAATACAGCCGAAAGGAAGATTCCGCATCGTGACCAGAAAAGTGGGTACGAATGAAATCCTGCGCCGAAGCGACTGGTGCTCGAATCTCATCATGCTCGGCGTTGATACGGGAAAGACCCTCATCTTGGAGAGACTGGCCGGCATCAACACATATTCCCTCAATCTTACTCATGCCGATATGGGCACGGGAACCAATCCACCTGATGCTTCGGATACTGCGCTTCAGACTCCTCAAGCCAGAGCATCGGTCGGCTCAGGCTCAATATCGGGCGCGGTGGCTACAATGCAGTTTTTCTTCGCCGACAATGTGCTTCCAAACGGAACCTATACCGAATTCGGATCGTTCGTGGATGGAAGTTCCGGTGTCGGCACTGGAAAAATATTCAACCACGCCCTCTTCGGAGTTCCGTACACGAAAGGGAGCGGGGAAGATACGACCATAGAAATGCAAGTAACAATAAATTGATATGTCGATACAGCAAGGACAACAGGCACTGGCTTCGGACTTCGTCTCATCAACGGCGGGGGCTGTCGATGCCGGAAAAGGTGTCAAAACGGATGCAAACGGCCTTCTTGATAACAGCTTCCTCGGACTTACAGGCATGATCGTGCCGAGCATGAGCCGGACATTTCCGACGGGTTGGCTTCTCTGCAACGGACAGGCCGTATCAAGAGTCGCCTACGCCGCTCTTTTCGCTGTCCTGTGCCCTTCGGCCGGATTTACGGTAAGCATTGCCTCGCCCGCGGTCTTCACTTCAAGCGGTCACGTCCTTGTGGCCGGAGACAAGATCCGATTTACAACTTCAGGCGCTTTGCCGACAGGGCTCCTTATAAATACTGACTATTATGTGATTTCGGCGGGGTTGAACGCCAATGAATTCCGAGTTTCCGCAACGAGAGGCGGTCCCGCCGTGAATACTTCCGGCTCACAGTCAGGTATTCATGCATGGCAGGTCTTCAACTCCGGTGCGGGGGACGGCTCGACCACATTCAATCTGCCCAACCTCAAAGGTCGAACGGTATTCGGCTATGACGTGAGTGATGCCAATTTCGACACGCTCGATACTCCGAATGCATACGTCGGAGAAAAGAATCATCAATTGAGCGTGGCGGAATTGGCGGCGCACTCTCATACGCCGATAACCTGGCAGGATGGTTCGGGCGGAGCGTCGATTCCGTATGTCGCAAACAGTACGACCCTGACTAACAACGCATCTACTAGAAATACGCCGATGAGCATGGCGACAGTCGGCTCGAACGCGGCACATAACAACATGCCTCCATATAAGGTGGTGAATTTCTTAATCAGGACATAACATGGCTATTCAACAAGGACAACAAGCTCTGGCTTCGGACTTTATCGCTTCATCAGCGGGAGCGGTAGATGCTGGCAAGGGCGTAAAAACTGATGGAAACGGAAAAATAGATGCAAGCATATTATTTCCCTGCATCAAAAAAAGTTTTGTTCTGGGAGAAGCTGTATTGCGGGGTCATGCGGTAGTTCTCGGCGACGGAATCACGGGTGAACCAGGCAATTCATCGGTCGCCGGAAGCACAAACTACCAATACATGAGCAATATATATTGGTATGCTCAGCGATTCGTAACAACGGCAAATGCGAGGTCGATTATCAGCGTAAAAGTGAAGTTCGGACGGTCGGGAGGAGGCACAAATTTCAGCACGCCGTATTACATAGACATATGTTCCGATAACGGGGGCGTACCCGGGCAAAGCATAGGCCACTTGGGGTCTTTTATGCCCTGGACGAATGGCGCAACAGTGTATACGGTTACCGCCACGACAGCGGTGCCAGTCAATCCAGGCACAAATTACTTTGTCGTCGTTTACGGCTCATATTACTCCGGCTGGCAGTGGATCGGAAACAACAGTGGCGGAGCGGGAGCATACTCGTCGACTGATTTTGCAAACTGGAATCCTTCAAACGGGCCTCTCTACTACGAAATTACCGAGGTTTGGAATGCCGCCGGACAGGTATACAAAGCGGATGCAACAAAAGCCGCTTCGCATTTTCGCCTGGCGAATTTCATAGGGTTTGCCGATGCTTCCGGAAACCAAGGCGACTCGATACCGATATCGATTGCTGGAGCTGACGCCAATCAGTCCGGTCTTCTTGCCGGTCAAATATATTACATCTCCAACACACCCGGCGTCATATCGACGGCAGCCGGTACCACACCGAAGAAAATCGGCATCGCCATGAGCGCGACGGAAATATTGATCAAACACGATAACCCTTCATAAACATGGCAATCCAACAAGGACAACAAGCGCTTGCGGCGGACATGAATCGGATTCTTCCCGAGGGCAGTATCATTCCATTCGCAGGGAAAATAGTGCCGCAAGACTTTCTGCCATGCGATGGATCTGCGGTATCGCGCGCATCATACCCGGGACTTTTTGCTGCGCTGTGCCCGTCAGGACAATGCACCATCTCCATTGCTTCTCCCACAGTCATTTCATTTGCAAATCATGGATTCGCGGCAGGAGATAAAATCCACTTCAAAACGACAGGAACGTTGCCGACGGGACTTGTGGTGAATACTGATTACTTCGTGATCGCCGCCGGACTTGGCAGCAATGATTTCAGAGTCTCAGCGACACGAGGTGGTGCGGCGGTAAACACTTCAGGCTCTCAATCTGGCGTTCATACGGCATATTATTCCAATTGGGGAAAAGGCGACGGCTCAACCACATTCAACCTTCCAGATCTGAGGGGCTATACGCCATACGGACAAAAGACATCCGACACGAACTTCGACGGCTTGAATGTTCCGAATGCCTATGTCGGAGAAAAAGCGCATCAGCTTACCGCCGCCGAATTGGCTTCGCATTCGCATCCGATAGCCATGTCGTCATCCGGATCCGGAAGCACCACGAACGCCATGAGGTCGAGCGGCGGGCAGGATGCCACGCAGAACAGCGGTTCGGCTGGAAGCAACGGAGCACATAACAACATGCCTCCGTATGTGGTCGTGCAATTCATAATCAAGGCGGTGACTTATGTGTAAAGAAAATATCCCATGAATGAAAAAATCAAAAAAATCATATACAACGAAGTTACTCTGGTCATCGCCGTATTCAGCTTCGCCTGGGGAATATTTAATTACCTGAACAGTCCTCAGATAAAAGTGTCAGATGACATATCCAAGATCCATACCGATGTCGCTCTCATCAACCAGTCGATCGGAGTGATCAAAAACAATCACGAAGCTCACATCCAGCAGATATTGGAGGAAATAAAAGCGCTCAAGGAGCTGGACCAGAAATTGAATGAGCGCATAGAGAAGCAGAACGAAGCAATTATCAGATTATTAACCATTCACCCTGAAATCAAATGAACAAAATATCTTTCAATCAGACCCCTAATTACACACCAGGACCTACCAAGAAGACTACTATTGTCCTTCACTTTACTCTCGGTTCATATGGGGGAGCGGTGGAGTGGCTGTGCAACCAGAATAGGCCGAACAGATCTTCATCGCACTTCGTAATCGGAAGAAACCATGGCGAGATAGTCCAGCTCGTAAAGCTAACCGATATAGCATGGCATGCCGGTAATGTCTCGAACCCGAACGACCGCGCTAAACGGATCATGCAGAAGAACATGGACGGATCATGGGTCAATCCCAACCAGTACACGATCGGGATTGAACTCGCCGCGGGCTACGATGTCGATCGAGACGGCACGGTCGAGCCAAATGAGAATGATATCACAGAATGGCAGTATCAAACTCTGACCGAGCTTGTGAAATCCTTTGCCAATAATCCAGATACATCCTTCGTTCTCGAAGAAAAGAACATTATCATCCACGGGGACAGCTGCGATTATAAAGAGAAGCCTGAGATTGTCCGCACCAATCTTCTGGCTCGTCTTTTCGGCACTGCGAACAAGGACTCAATCAAGTCGCAGATTATCAACTTGCTTAATCAACTATAACGAATATGCAAAAAATATATTCATCAGCTTCAAAGATTGTCTTTATTCTCATGGCCGTAGCCACGATCATCGGCATGTTTTACGGAAAGGTGGACGCAAAAGATTTCATAATCCTGGCTTCGATGGCGTTCTCTTTCTACTTTGCGAATAAAGGGGAGGGGAATCAGCCGTTTGCGGGGAAGTAACATGAGCAATGCAAATACGTGTAATTTTTTGAAAAAAAGCGTAATATTGCATTGTGGTAAATAAGACAATAGAAAGCCTCAAAAACAAAATTAAAACATGGTGTGAATACCTTGTCGGCGATTATCATCTAACAATGTGGAATAATAAAAATAGGTTGAGATTTTGTTATGTGTGGATTGTCAAGCATCGCATTAACAGTACTACTTTCAGATGGGTAGCCATCGTCAGTGTTTCTGTTGTGGCAATTTATTTCGTACTTCATAAAACCGATTTTTCTTTTACTCAAGATATTCTTAGTAGTTATCTCATTGCGATTGGAGCGATGGCTGGGGGTGCAATAGCAATTGTATTCACTATTTCAATTTTTCTGTTGCAGAATGCAGCTGACATGTATTCTTCGCAATATTTCGAGGTCTATATCCATGACTGGAAGGAAAAGATTGTCTATCTGCTAGTGGTAATCATCACGATTATATTTTTTGGCGGTGGTCTATATGTGGGAGGAGTCAGCTCGGTTTCTCATAACCTCAGTAAAGGGATTACCATTATGTCGCTCTTGCTTGTAAGCTTTATTTTTATACTCATTGACTGGCAGTACAGAAATGTACGTTCTAAGATCAATCCGGTTCTCGCAATTGCTTTTATACAAAGACAAAGTTTGAAGCGGTTAAAGAAGATGCACTGTGATGCAAAACAGTTAGCAAGATTATTTCAATCGAGAGACAAGAATATCACTGAAGGTATGGCTCTTGCCACTGCCTATAATCACTATCTTCAACCATATCTAGCAGATATCGATAGAGGCCTGGAAAATCTTTCTGAGATCGCCCTTCGCCTAGCCGAAAGAAAAGAATTCGAGAGCTCTAAGCGAGGGTTTGATGCCATCAGGAATATTTTATTGAGTTATTTCGAGGTCAGGAAAAACTCGTCTCTTGTGGTCAATTCTAGTATTTCATTCTTCGCACTTGAAAGCGATAGTCAAAGTTTTTTATCAAAAACATTTGAAAGATTAAATAACGCTGGGGAAGTTTTCATCAGGGAAAAGAAAACTGAAAATGCTTCATACCTTGTTGATACATTTGCAATTCTCGCCGCAAAGGCGCAAGAAATCACATTTATACAGAGATCGGATGAGAATCCAATTCTCGATCATACAAGGGGTTATTTAGAGCGTTACATTCAATATGCTATGAGAGAAAAGGATATTGAAGTTGTTTTCCAGGGTGCACGGGTGCTAGGAAATATCGCAGTAGCATCTGCGCAAAGAGGCTTAACACAGACAACCTATGGAATGCTCGATGAAATTTCAAAGATAGCTTTTTTTGGTATTAATGAGAAAATGCCGTCAATCATCACAGATAGATGTAACAGCTACTATATCCAGCTCATCGGTATAATAATTGGAAACAAGAAGATTGATGGTCATGTCATCGTGAAAGATATACTGGGGAAAATAGCCAAAAATGTTCATTATACTTTCTTTGCTACAAGTACCGGATACCTCCCAAACGATTTCATAACAAAAACAAGTAATAGTAAACCGTATGACGACATAAATATTTTATTGGCCGTATTGATGGGTAAATACAAAAAGATCACTGACTCTAAGGAAAAAAACTATTTTCGTTCAGATTTATGCGACTTTTTTGATGAGCTCTACATGAGTTTACGCAGACTATCTGAAGATTTAAAAAATGCCGACAGTGTTCTGGTAGATAGTATAGGTAGACTTCTTTTTAACGTGAACCATTTGATAATTGATTTACTACTGAATGCTGAATTTTCGGATGTACATAATGAACTTAAGAAACAATTGCGTTGGAATATTCATCTTCCGTATTGGTTCACTGATCAATCTGTCAAATTTGATGCAGGATCACATGCTTTTGACACACTAACTGACTGTGTAGCAAAAACAGGTATCCTAGCCTACCGACAACTCAGAGACGATAAAATGGTAATTAGCAGCATAGAAAGTATCTGGTCGATAACAAAAGCTGCACTTGAAAAAGGGGAAGGCGGTCATGGATACGATGAGCCTCGCATACTTGAGAAAGCGTGTTATCTTGGGATACTTGCCCTTAAGCACGGCAAGCGAAATATTTTTGCAGAAGTTGTCGTTAATATTCTTCAGTTTGAAACATTGTATAAGGCAAAATACTTCTCAAAATATCCTGCTGGTCTTGATCCGGATGCTCCAAACGTAATGGGTCCAAAAACTAAGCAGCTAAGGATTGAGATTATAAGATGGAGAGATGATCTTCTTCATGACCAGAGAAACAGACTGCGGGATATTATGGGTGATGCAAAATCAATGATGAGTCACCTTGTTGAAGAAATTGATATCGATCGATTTATATTCGAGGTTTGGCATGAATGGGAGGTTGGCACAGACTTTGATCGAGAGATGGAGGTAAAATTAAAACCTAAGGAAATATTATCGCTAGTCAATACATTAAAGAAAATACTTGAACAGAAAAACAAAAGGACTGCATTCTCTTTATAAGTTCTTCGGAGAACCTGTAAAAATTGATAAACTAAACAAAATATGCGACAATTTGACTTATGCAACTTTCCGATGGTGAAAAAAGAGACATAATAAAATTTCTCGAACAGAATAAGCCACTGCCGGATAAATACCGCTTCTTACTATTCAAAGACGATCGCGAAGTCGAACTCGTATGGAACGGTAAGACCAACGAAGTCACGAGTAGCGTATTGCCATTCCAGACGATAGAACATATCGATGAGCCTCGTAGTGAGGGAAAGATCGAATTGCAGGATACTCTCTTTGATACGTCAGGTCGCCAAATTTCTGGCTGGACGAACAAGTTGATCTGGGGAGATAATAAACTTATACTCTCTTCGCTCAAAAACGGTCAGCTGCGAAAAGAAATCGAAGCTCAAGGAGGATTGAAGCTAGTCTACATAGATCCGCCGTTTGATGTCGGTGCAGACTTTTCTATGGATATTAAGATTGGTGAAGGTGAGGATGGGGAAAGCTTCACGAAGAAGCCGTCTGTTATTGAGGAAGTCGCGTATCGTGATACTTGGGGAAAGGGTGCTGACAGCTTCATCGCTATGATTTACGAGCGATTGAAACTGATCCGTGATTTGTTGGCACCTGATGGAAGTATATATGTGCATTGCGATTACAGAGTAAATAGCTACATGAGACTAGCCTTGGATGAAATATTTGGTAATGATAATTTTATAAACGAAGTGATATGGTATTACAGTCAGGGTGGTAAGGGTCAAGAATATTTTGCGAGAAAACATAATACAATTTTTCTATATGGTAAAACACCGACGCCTTTCTTTGATCAAAAATCAGTCAGACTACCATTTACACCTCACAAGCAGGACTCTAGTGGAAAAAATTATGGTGGACGGATGGGTGTAGACGAAAATGGTCGTGAATATGTGGAGAAATGGGGTACGGGTAAAAAGAAACTGTATCGTTATTATCTCGATGAAGGTAAAACACCGGAAGATGTATGGACTGATATTCAATCGATACAATCGGGTGCATCTGAAAGACATGATTATCCAACACAGAAGCCGGAATCATTACTTGAGAGAATTATCAAGGCTTCTTCAAAAGAAGGGGATATAATTGCTGACTTTTTCTGTGGTTCAGGTACAACACTTGCTGTAGCAGAAAAGCTAGGAAGAAAGTGGATCGGATCAGATCTCGGTCGCTTTGGTATACATACATCTCGCAAACGCTTGATAGGTGTTCAGCGCGAAATGAAAAAAGAAGGTAAGAATTTCCGTGCATTCGAGATTTTGAACATAGGTAAGTACGAGCGTGAGCACTATGTTGGCGTAAATAATGACTTGCGTGAAGAAGAACGCCAGAGGCAGAAAGAGCAGAAGGAGCGAGAATTCGTGTCGCTCATTCTATCTGCCTACAAAGCAGAGCCAGTGAACTCTTTCAAATCATTTGT